TAAAGAACTATATGACGTATAATTACATAGAATTTGGAAAAGTCAAGTAGTTTTTGAAAAAAATTAAATTCTTCTGCCTTGAATATAGAAATCAGAGGGATGATAAACGTCTGAGCGCATATCTAAAACAATTCTTTTGCCTTTCAGTTTTATCTTTTCGCAAAGTTCCCTGAAACATCCTGTTCCAAAATCAACATCATCCATATCCTTGCTTCTCATTAGACAGCATGACCCAACCGAAAGCATTTCTCTATACCTTGGATTTCTATCTGTGTCTTGGATGGAAATATTCCCCCAGCTTGAGCCATCAGAAAAAACATATCCCCATGTATCGTAAAAAATGTATTTTTGGGGGGAGGGGGGCAGAAATTTCATTGTAATCAGGGGGGAAATTGCGGCAATGTCTTTCTCTTCTTCCATTTTCGAAACTAATTGGTCTATGACGTTAAATTTATCAATAATTAGGTCTGATTCTAACCAAAGAATATATTCTGCATCAACTTTTTTCGCGGCGTTGAGACCGATGTTGGCGACCCTCGCGAGGCTTTCGAATCGCTCCTTAGAGGCGACAGATTTAACCTCAACAAAGTTCACATCGTCATCTAAAATAGTTAAATTTTTGTTGTTTTGATAATTAACAAGAGTTTCTCTTGTATTATCTACTGAGCCCCCCTCAACGGCAATAATAGAAAATTCTTGCCCATAAGAAGTTTCCTGTTCTTTTATCTGTCGAAAATAGCGATGGACTTGATTAATTTCTACTCCATGCCAAAGCATACTATCCCTAAACAGGGAGCAAACAACTATTCTAGGTTTTAATTTCATAAAAATACGATTTTGAGTTTTCCATTACCCTGTAAAAACCAATTTTTTTGTATAGATTAATTGCGACAAGGTTATCTTTATCGACAGAAAGTCTAATGGTTTCTATCTTAAGTTTTTTGGCCCTTGAAAGAAGCTCTCTAACTATTCTTTCTCCTATCCCTTCTCCAGCATGTTCGGGCAGAACAGCCACCCCCAGCCAAATGTGTGTTTCACTATCTAGATGGCCGTACCCAACAGCCTCTTCGTTTTTGACGGCAACCACGGTTGTGTAATGGTTTTTTAAGCACTCAAAATCTCTATTGTCAAAATATCTGAAAAAGCCTAAGCTGTTTAACTTAAACTTTTCAAGAAATTCAGTTAAAAGACTAAGATTCCCGTCGTGAATTTCTTTAATTTCAACCTGCGACATGCTTGATGATTGAGCAAATTTTGTTTATTTCTTCTTCCTTTAGCTCGGGAAAAGACGGAAGCATCAAGCCGTATTTGCTTAATGTCCTTGAGCAAGGAAATATTTCCTCTGAGAAATATGGAGGCATATCGTTAATAGGATAAAACATCGGGCGCGTGTCTACTCCTTCTTTTCTTAATTCTTCTTCTATTTCCGTTCGATACTTAGAGACAATCCCAAACATCCAACATGCGTGCTCCGTCCCTTCTTTAATTTTTTGCATTATAGCAATATTAGCCAGCTCCCTACTGTAGTGTTGAAAAATTCTCCTTTTCTCTGATAAAATTTCTTGTATTCTTTCCACTTGGGCGAGACCAATCGCCGCCTGAACATTAGTCATTCTATAGTTGTATCCAACGTCTGTATGAAAATACCTTTTATCTCCTTGGCCTTGTCCCTTTAACAACCTACATTTTTCTGCAACAACATCGTTGTTTGTCGTGACCATCCCTCCCTCTCCGGTAGTCAAGTTTTTATTTCCAAAGAAGCTAAAGGCTGATACAAGACCCATATTTCCTGTTCTTGTTTTTCCGTAAGACGCTCCAATTGATTCACAAGCATCTTCGATGCAAATGATACCTTCTTTTTCGCACCATTCATAAATTTCTTTATCGCAAGGATTCCCTAAAAGATGAACCAAGAAAACGGCCTTTGTTTTTCTCGTTCTCGCTTTTTTAATGTTTTCTAGGCTAACATTCCATGTTTCGCGGTCAATATCCGCCAAAACGGGCTTCGCCCCACAGTATTTAACCGCATTAGCCGTAGCGATAAAGGTGCAAGCAGGAATGATTACCTCGTCCCCTTCTTTGATTCCACAAGAAAGTAAAGCCAAGTGGCAGGCGGAGGTTCCGTTATTGACGGCAATAGCGTGTTTACACCCAATAAAACACGCAAAAGCCTCTTCAAAGCGCCTAATATAGGCCCCCTGAGAAGAAATCCATTCAGACTCTATCGCTTCTTTAGAGTATTTTTTTTCTAATTCTGTTATCCAAGGCTTATAAATTGGTATAATCATCTCTTCAGATTATAACCAAAATGCCACCATTTTCAACTAAAATGGTGGAGATGGAGGGACTCGAACCCTCGTGTCTTTGAGTTCATTCACTGACTCTACATGTTTATCTGGTTTTCTGGTGCCAGCACACTTTGGGCGTAACGCAGACCGCGAACACTTGGGTAGTGATAACCTAGCGCGATATTTCGGTATCGCCATCCTATCCGATAGTCGAGCCTACTAACCGCTTATCGGAATCCACGGCGTTCAGCGCAGCTTTATAGTTTAAGCTGCAAGGAGTACAGGTTCTTCACCTATTGTTTGGTCGATTTTTAGGGAGCCTTCGACTAACTCCCACATGCATCAAATGAAATCCGCCAAAGGTCGAATTCCAATAACATCCCCAAAAAAAGCGCAGTGGGGGCGGGGAATCTCGTCCCGACAAAGTCTGATTTCGGCCAGACGCCTGACAGATTCGTACTCCGCAAGGTTCCTTAGCCATGCGCGTGTTTCGGAATCTCTGAACCATCATGTATCACATAACGGTTATTTTTCCATGTCAGCTTAAGAAGCTGGCCCCCACTGCTAAATTGTTAAAGAACTATTCTTACGCTACTCTATATATACACTAAGTCAAGTAAAATTACCAATACCACCCATAATGTTTTCTGTAAAAAGGGGCGCATTCGGGGTCAATGCGGGCACGCTTACGCTCACGTTTATTCTGGATGCGTTTTTCTTGACGAAACCATGTGGAGCGTCCATGGCGCTTCCAGTGGGTGCCGAGACGATTTCGATAGGGGCGCTTCCAAGCGTCCACATCGGTATACATCCATACAGTTAATGAGCGTCCGAACTCTTCGGTCAGCGCCCCGTGTGTTTGATTATGTTGTTTAGTCATCTACAACATGACATTATTCCTTACACTTATTCTCTCTATATTCCCGCATGAAGTCGCTATCGCAGTATTCCTCAAGGGAGACTGTTTCTTCATCTATGTCTGAGTTGAAGCAATAATCAAACAGCCAATTTGTCATTTCCTCATCGTCGGGGAAACCGTCTGCCACTAAAGTTTGGCGCAATTCTTTGAATTTCTCATCTTGAACGCGGCCAAGGCGGCAAATGAATTCGCGGACGGGATAAATGATGTCCTCGTGTTCTCCTTTAATTTTCTTCATTTATTGTTTTCCGCCCATTCCAAGGCGTTTTTAGCTTTTTCACAAAGGGGGTGCTGGGGGACGATTTTCACATAATACTCACAGCGGGCTTTGCCCCAATGATTATAGCGATATTCATCCATAGTTTGGAACCCGTCTCGTTTTGCCAAGTCGTCGATAAGCTTGGCTCGTCTTATCTTATTATAAGTCATGGGACTATGTTGGGACTAAGTAGGGACTAAGTCAAGAAAAAAATGGCACCCCCACTAGGACTCGAACCTAGACCAAATGAGTAGAATTCACTTATGCTAATCCTTTACACCATAGGGGCAGAACTGGTACGCGGTGAAGGATAGACTTTTCTAAGCTCATTAATCCATGGCTATAAATCTATCTGGTATATGGTTGTTTTATTTGGGTATTTGTCAAGCTCAATAATCACGGAACTCCCGCCTTGGGGCTCCAGAACGAATATTCCTTTATTGCTTACAAAGAAATTAAGGGCGTGATTTCCCCCCGAAGGGACTCCTCCGAAAGCGTATTTTTGTTGAACCTGTATGGAGCCGATAAGGAGTTCTGCCTGAATGTCCCGATTGCTGAAGTCTGCCGCGATAGAGACGAAATCAGAAAAATTGTCACAGTCGAATCCTTCTGCCACATATTTTATCCCGAAAAGAAACTTCACCCTGTTCCACCAATCAACAAATTCCAGCATCCAATCGTGGTCGACCACGACATACTTGGAATCTTGACTCAAAAACCTATAAGAGAACTTTATCTCGTATTGCTGAGACAATTCCCAGATTGTTTCAGCCACGTCGTCTCTAGTAACAATTTGAGGCTTGCCTTCCTCTGTCATTGCAACGCGCGCGGGGCTTAATACGGGAACCTCTACCGTTTCCTTCGGCTCAGGAGAACATCCCACGAGAAAGAACAGCAAAAGAAGTTTATAGGTGTTTTTAAACATTCTCACGAAGTATTATACACGATGGTGTAAAACATTCTATGGCAATTTATAGGGCAGAGGACATTTCTGTAGGGATAGACGGGACAGAGATTGCGGCAACATCGCTATCATTTTCTTCTTCTTTCCCTTTGGTTGAAGATAGGCGGCTGGGAAAAGAAATCGGCGGGAAGGACTTTTTGGTTAATGGCCCTCAAAAGTCCAGTTTGAACGTGAGCTTTTACTTAACGGGGAGCGCTACAGGGGAAAATCCTATTTTTCAGCTTTTAAACGGAGAAGATGCCTACAGCGTTAATGTTTTGTCAGGAGTATCTGGCTTCGAGGAAATTGAAGGAAAGGTCTTCAAGAGAAGGCTTGACCCAGAGGTTACTGGAAGCATTTACGAATATATCGGAGATTATCACTCTTATTCTTTCAGGTACGACCCAAATTCTGACGTTGTCCTTCTGTGGAAGGCCGCAGTTTCCGGAGGTTCTTGGCTGACAGGGGACGATGTCTTCGGTACGGGGTACTGGACGGGCTCTGGGGCCCTTGAGTCGGGGACAGGGGAAGTAAGCAGGGCAGGAACCTTGGGGGCGCTAACGGGCTCCACTATTTACTTAGGGGGCAATGCATTTGCAAGCGGCGCGGCGCTTACATCTTTAAGTTTCGCAATATCTCCGTTTTCCCCTGTCATTTGCAATGCTAGTTTTGATATTTTCAACCCTGTCACTGGAGCATTTACATCAGGGGAGGGGAGTATTTCCATATCTCCGACATCTTTAGCCCACGGAATGTTTAGTTATTATTCTGGGGTGACGGGGATAAGTGACGTTCAAGAAATTAGTTGGGAAATCGTCGCGGAAAGAGTTCCAAGATATGTAATCGGGAAAAAGAATGTTTATGAAATCAAGACCTCAAGGGCGGTTAAAACCTTGAATTTCAGAGGATGGGGCCCATCCACCCCCGTATTGCAGGACGCCCCTGACACTTTTATTGTTTCCTTGGGTTCGCAGGCCGGGGAAGTATTTTCTGACACGGTTTCTGGCGAAGTGAGGGACGAAAGTTTTGACGTTCCCGGCGCTGGGCTAATGTCTAAAAGTTTCACAATTATAGAAAATCTGCTATAAGGTCAGTGTAAATATAGCACATGGCAAAAAAGAAAGCCGAGCAAAAAGATAGCTCCTTTGAGATTCCTCAAATGGAGAGAACCATCAAGATTAATCGACAGAAAAAGCTAACGAATGTACAGCAGGATATCCTAAAAACGGTACTAGACGACAAGACCAATATCGTTATAATCGAAGGACCAGCGGGAACCGCCAAAACCTACATTGCTGTATATGCCGCCCTTCAGGAAATCGTTAGCAAAGGCAAAAGTCTTCTTTATCTTCGCTCTATAGTAGAAAGTGCGAGACAAAAACTCGGGGCGCTTCCGGGGGCCGTATATGAGAAATTCGGGCCATTTGCTACTCCGCTTGAAGATAAGTTAGAAGAATTTTTGCATCCACATGACGCAAATTTCCTGAAAGAAAACGGATATATTTCTCCTTTGCCGATTAACTACCTTCGAGGCGCAAGCTGGAGGGATAAAATTGTAATTATAGATGAGGCTCAAAATTTGACCAGAGAAAACCTATTAACCGCATTAACAAGGGCAGGAGAAGGAACGAAAGTCATTATTTGCGGGGATATGATGCAGCCAGACATTGGCGATAGCGGACTAAGAGAGGTCTGCGACAAATTTAAAGATAAAGACAGTGAAGACATGGGTATTTATCGGTTTGTTTTAGGAGTAGATGACATTGTTCGAAGCAAATTAGTTAAGTTTATTGTATCGAAATTCCAGCAGCAGTAGAAAAAAATAATTTTGTGTAAATAATAACTTAGCCATGTCTAAGTTAAAATTCTGCCCTAACTGCGGTCATAAATTCGATTTTAAGTTCGCCCCTCCGAAATTTTGTTCAAATTGCGGTTCATCTACTGCGCGTGGAGCACAAGTAGACTTTGACCATCGTACGTCGCCAAAAATTGACGAAGAAGAAGAGGCAGATAGTGTCCCGAAAATCGACAAATTGAAAGCCAATGTAGAATACGATAGTAATGTTCTATCAATGAGCTTCGACGAAAAGAAGGGGTTTTCGTTTGAAAAGAAGAAATTTGACAAGCGAAACACTTCATTTTAATGTCGAAAATATCGCCGCAGGAATATGAACAACATATAGGCACCATTGATTCTCTTCTGGAAAAGCAGAGGAGAAAATGGATGTTGAAGGCCGTGGCATGGATGGACTACGATGATGTTAAGCAGCTTATTTTTTTGCACATTTTCAAAAAGTGGCACATGTATGACCCCTCAAAGCCTATTGGGCCTTGGGCGAATAGAATCATCACGAATCAAATTCGAAACCTCTTAAGAAATAACTACAAGAACTTTGCAAGACCATGCTTGCATTGTCCGCATAATGCGGGAGGCGAGGACTGCTTGATTACCAAATCAAGAACACAGGACGAATCCTGCGCCCTGTATAGCAAGTGGGCCCAAAAGAAGAAGCAGGGGTACAATATGAAACTCCCCGTATCCCTAGAGGGGCATGTCCATGAATTGGAGCCAAACGATAAGGAATACACCGACCTAGAGCGGTTGATGGGGAAGGTGAACGAGAGAATGAGAGAAAGGCTGTCTGAGAGGTATTATTCCGCTTATTTGATGATGTGTGTAAAGTCTTGTTCCGACGAGGAGGTCGCACAATTTATGGGATACAAGTCTAGCGAGAAAAACAGAAAAGCAGGATACAAACAAATCAAGAATCTGAAAGAGACGTTCAGGCAACACGTTATTGATATCTTGAAATCTGAGGATATTATAGTCTGATGAAGCTGACAATGGAACAAAAGCGGGAAATTGAGGCCGCATTTCATAAGCACCCCGATTTGATAAAAATAACAAGGGAGGTCTTCGGTGACGAAACCCTGAAGGGTTCTAGCAAGGAAGGAAAGGCCGTCAGGGATTATTTGTTAGAAAAGGGCCTTCGATATAAGACAACAAAACACAAGAAGGTTGAACCTGTCAGTCTTTCGGACGAGCAGAAAGAAGAGGTGGAAGAAAAAGCGGAACAGGGCGTTAGTAGCTATCAAATCGCCAGAGTTTTGTTCCCAGACCGAGAGGTTAAGAAGTTGGGAATGGAGCAACGGGCGGTAATGGCTCACCTTAAATCAATCAATCCTGATTTGGATGGCCCGAAAGCTGGCGCAATATCAGAATATTCCGCTCCTAATGCTCCTAGCAGAATCGTAATGAAGATTAATCAGGCCACGGGGGGAGAGATAGACCATAAAAAGATGCCCCGACAAATTGAAGCCTGCGTCCAAAAGCTTGGGGTTCGATTGAATAATTCCAGATTTTTGGCAATCATCAACAACTACGAAGACATTAAAAAGAGGGAGTTGTTTGAGCAGGAATTCATTCGATTGACTTGGGATAAGCCCGATTTGACCGCAGACGAAGTTAATCTCTATATGAATGTGTGCAAGGAATACATTCATATGGAGATTATATCGAAGCATTTAGAAAAGCTAAACAAGGAATTTGAAAGCATAGAAAACCAAACGGACATGACCATGCGTCTGTCCGAACTAATCAAGACGAAGAGCGACGAATATCATAAGTGTGAGAATAGAATCGCGAGCTTGACAACCACCCTTCAGGGCAAGCGTGGCGAAAGAATGAAGAGACAGCATAGGGACAATGCTTCAATTCTCGCGGTTGTGCAGATGTTTCAAGACGAAAAGGAAAGAAAAAATATGATTCGTATCGCCCAGATTCAGAAAGAAGCTATCGCTGGAGAGGCGGACAGACTTGAGAATATGGATATCATGATGGCGAGAATTTTAGGAGTGGAAAAAGATGACCTTATTTAGGTGCAAAGAATGTGGAGAGGAATTCGAAACAGAAAAAAGCCTGCACGGACACTTGAAGAAACACAAGGTCACCGTTCAGGAGTATTACCTTAAGCATTTCCCAAGGTTTGACCTATACTCTCATGATGCAATAAAATTCAAGACCCCGAAACAATATTTGTCTACGGATTTCAATACCGCTTCAAATTTCAAGAAGTGGTGTCTGAAAGAGAACGAAGACGTTGTTAGGGCATACCTTGTTGATAAAATGAAAGAAAAGATTAAGGAGAAGTCTTCTCCGGTTGTCATGGGACAAGCTCAATTAAAGTCTTATGGATGGCCTGATGTATCAGACATAAAGGCCCTGTTCGGTTCTTTCAAGAATTTCTGCGATACGGTAGGCTATCCTCCTCAGTTTGGATTTGATATCCCCAAAAAGTTTTATGAAGACCATACCGACAAGGAGGTTTGGGTGGATACAAGGGAGCAAAAACCCCTGAAATTTATCAACCCAACACGAGAGGTCAAGCTGGATAGTGGTGATTATACTTTTGGTGGGAATGATTTTTCACACACCTTTGTGGACAGAAAGTCTGCGGCTGATTTTATCGGGACGTTTTCAGGGAGTACAGAGAGATTCAAGAAGGAGATAGAGAGATGTTGCTCCGTTGGGGGATATTTGTTCGTTGTTGTGGATGCAACAATGAAAGGGGTGGCCAAGGAGCTTATGTTTTCTCGTTCAAAGGTAAACATCCATCATCTGTGGCATAATATGCGGGAAATTTTAAATGAGTTTCCGGGGGATTGTCAGTTTGTGTTTAGTGGAGGAAGAACCAATAGTGCTTGGATTATTCCTAAAATACTTGCTTGCGGGAAAGACCTTTGGAAGGTCGATGTCCAATATTTTCTTGAAAGAGATGACGAATGGCTTGGGAAGTAGGACAACAGACTCGTAGAAAAGCCAATAGGGATTTAAATGAAAAACTATTGCAGATTGATGGCTTCTTGGAGGAGAAGGAGGCCAAGCTATTGCTTTACGAATTCTTGAAGGAGAACGTCACGTTCACTACAAAGATGTTAATGGGGGTGGACCTGTTTCCTTTCCAGCACATGAGCATTAAGGGTATGATGCTTGCGGATTATTTCATGGGGATTTGGGCCCGTGGCCTATCAAAGTCATTCTCAACGGGTATCTTCGCGGCCCTATACGCCATTATGGAGCAGGGGGTGAGCATTGGCATCATCAGCAAGTCGTTTCGTCAGGCTAAGATGATTTTCTCAAAAATTGAGGATATCGCTGGCGACCCGAAGGCCACTTTTTTCTCTCAAGCCATAACTAATGTGAGGAAAAGTAGCGATGAATGGGTTATGCACATCGGGAAAAGCACTATTCGAGCCCTGCCTCTGGGCGATGGCGAAAAATTGCGCGGTTTTCGTTTCCATGTGATGATTATCGACGAGTTATTGCTGATGCCAGAAAAGATTATCAACGAAGTCATCATTCCCTTCTTGGGCGTAGTTCAAAACCCTACGGAAAGAAAAAAGGTGAGAGAGGCAGAAGAGGCGCTGGTGAGAATGGGGAAATTGAAACCGGAAGATATGACCGTGTTCCCGAACAATAAACTTATTGGTCTTTCTTCTGCATCTTACAAATTTGAATATCTCTATAAGCTATATTGCGACTACGAAAGACTTATATTGAATCCGGAGTCAGCGTCTTCCTTATTTGATTCCGAGGACGATAGGAAACAAAAGAAAAAACAAGCCTTTCGAATTATTACTCACTTTGCTTACGATATCGCCCCCAGAGATTTGTATGACGAAAACTTGCTGGAGCACGCCAAGTCTACCATGTCGATTTCTCAGTTCGAAAGAGAATTCGGGGCGAAGTTTACGGATGATTCGAGCGGATATTTCAAGATAAGCAGGATGAAAGCCTGTTCTATTGAGGATGGGGAGGGACAAAGCGTGGAAATTCGTGGAGAAGCTGGAGCAGAGTATATTCTTGCCGTGGACCCTTCTTGGTCGGAAAGTGATAGTTCTGACGACTTTGCTATGCAAATTTTGAAGCTAGAGCCAGACAGGGAGGGCGCGGTTGTCGTCCACAGTTACGCCATGAGCGGGACAAACCTGAAAAAGCATATCGCCTATATGTTGTATGTCTTGGACAATTTCAATATCGTCTCAATCGTTATGGACTATAATGGCGGTCAACAGTTTTTAAGTTCAATAAACGAAAGCGCTGAGTTTGCTGAAAGAGGGATAAAAATCAAAACCATCGAGGCCGACTTGGATAACCCGCAGGAATACAACAAGGCCCTTATGGAGGCCCGCAGGCAATACAACTTGAAGGACTATAGGATTTGTATCCTAAGAAAGCCAAGCTCAAATTGGATTCGTAACGCGAATGAATCCTTGCAGGCAGCCTTCGACCATAAGAGGATTCTTTTTGCTGGTATGGCCTTGGATACAAAAAATGGGCCGCAACACTATATTCAACAGATTTCCAGCCCCATAGACATTAGCGGGATTTCGTTCTGCGGAGAGGAGTACGAGATTAAGGGACAAGACAATCGGGGCAGGATGATTGATTTTCTGGAGATTCAGAAGGAAAACATAGAGCTTACAAAGTCACAATGCGCCCTTATTGAGGTTACGACATCTCCGCAGGGGACTCAGAGTTTCGACCTGCCGAGAGAATTAAGAAGTCAAACGGGGCGCAATAAAACCCGCAAAGACTCTTATTCTGCACTGGTTTTAGGGAACTGGATGATGGGAACCCATTATGACATGATGAAAGTGAAGGCGGAGATGCCCAGATTCCGCCCTCGTTTCATAAAGTAACTTTAAAGTGAAAAAAGTAGACTTTCCGTGTATAATATGGTATGGCAAAACGCACATACACAAAGCGAGACGAAGCTTATTGGTCGCAATTTGGTAAAGACAGGTCAGGTGGCACGATGCAGACTTCCATGGCGGCATACGCCCCTCCGGCCCTGCTGAGAGCAGAAGCTCGCTTCTCTTCTGGGGAAGGGAGAACAACTCGGCGCAGAAATCAGTCATCCAAAACAATTTTGGATGATAGATATAGCAATATCGCAGAAGGGATGCTCCCGTGGGAACATTCCAGCGACGGAATCAGCGTAAGGGAGGCTATTGAATTGTGTCAAAAGGCTTATGCTAACATTGCTTTGTTTAGAAATGTTATCGACATGATGTCGGAATTTTCGAACAACGAAATTTATTTCGAAGGAGGAACGAAAGAATCAAAGAAATTTTTCTCTGCTTGGCTGAAGAAAATCAATATTTGGAATCTTTCTGACCAATATTTCAGGGAATACTTCAGGGGCGGCAACGTCTTTTTGTGGAGGGTAGACGGAAAGTTTCAAGAAAAGGACTTTCTAAACATGGTTAGTAAGCGTGGAGCAAAGGAGAATACTATACCCCTAAAGTATATTCTTTTGAACCCGCGAGAAATCTCCGCCAAACACGTTTCCTCATATGATGGAGAGTCATACGAAAAGGTATTATCTCAATACGACCTTAAAAGGTTGGCAACGTCAACCCATCCGGAGGACAAAAAGTTGTTTGAGTCGTTGCCGCCCCAAACTAAAGACCAAATTAAAAGGGGCTACTATCAAGGGGATGGAATCCATGTGAAGCTCGACCCATCCAAGTTGTATTTCAGTTTCTACAAGAAACAAGATTACGAGGCTTTTGCTATTCCATTCGGGTTTCCAGTTTTAGCGGACTTGAATATGAAGCAGGAGTTTAAAAACATGGACGCCTCTATAATGAGAACCGTTCAGGATGTTATTCTTCTCGTAACGAATGGAGCCAAGCCAGATGATGGGGGCATTAATCCTCAGACCATTGGGGACTTGCAGGCCCTGTTTGGAAATGAAACAACGGGGAGAGTCCTTGTTGCCGACTACACAACTAAGGGAGAATTCATTATTCCGGACCTCAAGAAGGTACTGGGCAAGGAAAAATACGAAGTTCTTAATCAAGACATTAAGGACGGTCTCCAGAATATTATGCTCGCGGATGACGCGCACGCTACCGCCGACGTTAAGGTTAAAATCTTTCTCGACCGATTGAGGGAGGCTCGCCAGCAGTTCTTGAATGATTTTCTGCAAAAGGAAATTGACAGAATTTCAGAGGGGCTGAATTTTAGAAAGGCCCCTATTGCCAAGTTCAAGGAAATCGACATGAAGGACGACCTTCAGCTTATGAGGGTCGGAACAAGGCTTATGGAGTTATCTATTCTTACTCCGGAGCAGGGAATGGACTTCTTGAGACGAGGAGAACTTCCTTCTTCCGAAGAGTTGAGTGAAGCGCAAGAGGAGTACATCAAGAAAAGAAAGAAGGGATACTTCAACCCAATGGTTGGCGGCGTTCCGACTTTTTCTCCTCCTATTGATAAGAACGCCCAGCAAAAGGCCGCAGCCGTTCCGGGGTCAAAAGGACGGCCAATGGGCGCAAAAGAAGAGCCGTCTTCGAAAACGACAGTAAAGAAGATGGCGGCAAGTTGGAGCGTGGCCAACTCTTTTTATAATAGCGCAGAAAGGGCAATGAAAAAGTTTGTTGGCTCCGAAAACTACGGAGAAGAGCAGAGAGAGGTTTTGTATGAGGCTTGCCAGAAGATTATGGCGTCTAAGGATGAGTCAGAGTGGCTGAATACCTTTAAGGCTTGTTTAAAATGCCCTGAGCAATTGGGCGAATTGCGTGTAAAGGAAGAGATATCTGCTCTAAGGGAGAAACATAATCTTCCATCTGTTTCTTCTGCAACCCTTCTTTATTATAGTTTAGACAATGAAATTTAATCATACTGCCAAATTCAGCGCGGAAATTTTCGCGGCCAAACAAGTGCCAGAATTTTCAGCACACCAAAAAGAGTCTATCGCCTCATTAAAAGAGTTGGCCCCTGCTTATTGGGAAGCTAAGAATATCGACCTGCTTGCTGTGGCGTTTGATGGCGCAGTGGTTAATCAGTTTAACGCTAATGATGATGGGATAGCTTCTAATGTCGCCGTTCAGGTCATGGACAAGTTCGCGCATAAACCTATCAATATTGAGCATGATAGAACTAGAATTATTGGCCACATTACCAGCGCGGCCTGCACGGACAGGAGCACTCACGAATTTATTTGGAACGAGGACGCAGAAAAGTTGGCCTCTCCTTATAATTTGTCCTTGGGCGGGTTTATTTACAAAATGGTTGACAGTGATTTTTATGAAGAATTAGAGGAGTCGATGGACCCGAGTTCTTCAAGCTATCATTCTATTTCTGCAAGCTGGGAGGTTGGCTTTAATAGTTTTGCAATTGCGCTGGGAAGCCAAGAGGTTCAACACGCGGAAATCATTACAAATCCTATTGAGGTAGCAAAGTATGCTCAATATTTGAGAGCATTCGGCGGAAAAGGATATACCGAAGACGGAAGGCGGGTTTATCGTCTGATTACTGGCGACGTTTATCCGCTGGGAATTGGCTTCGTTAAAAACCCTGCGGCAGACGTTAAAGGTATCCATCATTACGAAGATGAGGGGAAATGTACCGAAAAAGACAAAATCTCCGCAAAAAAGGACGAATTTATTGCGAATAAAGATTCCAATATTTCACAATCGGAAAAAAGTAATGTAAAAAGTCATGATTCGAAAATATCTATGGAAGAATTACTTAAACAACTCAAAGAGGCGCTCGCTAGTCAAGACAAGGTGACTGAAGAAGTCGCTGCGAATATTGCAAAGCAATTCGCGGAAAAGATTAAAGAGGCCGATGTGGAATATCGCCAAAAGCTGGCCGAAAAGGATGAGGCCATTGCTAAAGAATTGGAAGAACGCGAAGCACTCAAGAGCCAAGTTGAAGAAATCAGCAAAAAGCTCCAAGCTGCCGAGAATACTATCCAAGAATTTAAAAACAAAGAAGCTGAAGAATCTTTGGCAATCGCAAGAGACCAACGCCTAGAGCAGATTGACTCTCTTTATGAACTGGACGACGAAGACCGCAAGGTTATTATCGCAGAACTCTCCAGTTTTGATGTTACTTCAGACGAGGCTTTCGAAGCTTTCGCTAGAAAACTTAGTGTGCTGCTTCGCCACAAGAACAAAGAAGCTTTGGCCGCGAAGGCCGAGGAAGAAGCTGAAGCAAAGAAACTTGAAGAAGCTAAGGCTTCTGCAAAGGAAGAAGAGCCCGTAAAGGAGGAAGCTAAGGCTTCTTCTGACGAAGAGGCTCTGAAGCACGCAAAAGCTAACGAAGAAGGAACTCTGCCAAACAACAGTGGCGACGGAGGAGAATCCTTTGTGAAAAAGTTTTCTAAGGCTATTACCAAGGAAAACGTAAAAATCGAACTTTAATCTAAACTATTATGTTAAGACTACTACCATACAGACAATATCACGATATCGACGTGATTAACATGTTCGCCCTTGAGGACGGAAGTGTTAATGAAAATGTAACGGGAGTTGGCAGCGGAGACAATGGGGTATTTGTTAAGGTCACTACTGGTGACTTCAATGCTGACCCTGTTGCGTATGGTGCAGACTCCTACTTGGGTAAAACCGACTATCCTCATGTCGGCTTTAACCAATATCCGAAGGTTGCCAAGAAGGTAGCTCCTGCCGCAAGCGGTGAGGCTGCTCTCGTTCTTGGTATCACCTTGTCACAAACGGCTAAGTACGACGAAAATGGCGAAAAGCTCTCTTACTACCCTGCTAAGGCTGCTGACCTCCATGCTGTTCTGCCGGGACAAGCCGTGCCGATTGCCACTCGCGGAATCTTCACTATCAGTGCCAATGCTTTCGATGGAAGCATCACTGGTGGAGACTATGCGATTGGTACTGGACTCACAATCTCCGATAATGGTGGAGGTAAGGTAACTGGTGTTGCTCCGAGCGACGCTTCAGCTATTGCCACCGTTCTTGGAACTGGGTCACGCACTTCGCAAACAAATACCGACCAGTTCGCTGGAGAATATTTGGTAATCAAGCTTAAGTAAGGAATCCAATTTAATGAAAATCACATTTGATTATACCCCTGAACAAATTGAGCTTGTTAAGGCTATGGCCTCTAAGAATCGCGAAACCGCATACGAAGCACAAGCTGCTCTTGCGGTGTTAATTCAGCCCATGTTGGCTGAAGTGATTAATCAGGCCCCTGTCCTTAGCAATCTCTTCACTGAAATCCGCTTCAATAAGGATGACAACGTGAGCATCCCGCTTGACCTTTACTACGACGTAACTGACGAAGACTACGTTGAAGTTTGGAGTCAGGCACAGGCTGGTGGTCTTCCGACCTCAACCGTGCTCCCAACGATGTCCGAAATGAAGCTCAGCACTTACAGCCTTGATACTGCTGTCTCTTTTGACAAAAAGTATGCTGCTAAGAGCCGTCTTGACGTTCTTTCGAAGACTATGACTCGCGTTGTACAGGAAATCCTGCTTAAGCAGAATCGTATGTCCGCTAATGTCATTATGACTTCTCTTGCTAACGCTGAAACCAACAGCAAGAAGCACGTTCAGCGTACTCAAAACCCGGGCTACTTTGTTCTGCAAGACCTCAATGAAATCTTGACTCTCGCTAAGAGAATCCTGACTTCTTGGTACGGCGGTACTCCTGATAGCCGTGGTCGCGGAATCACTGACCTGATTGTTTCTCCTGAAATCGTGGAGAAAATCCGCAGCATGGCTTACAACCCAATCAACACTAACACCGGTCCTTTGGGCGGTACAAGTGCTGAGGGTATTGTTGCTCCGGACGAAATGCGTATGAGCATCTTCCGTAACGCTGGTATTCCTGAATTCTACGGTATCTCTATCATGGAATTCAATGAATTCGGTGTGGGCGAGTCCTTCAACACGGTGTTTGACACTGCTGCTGGGTCGACTTCCTTCACTGACGCAACTGGTGGTAACACCGGTGTGTTCGATGGCGCAACCGAGCAGGTTCTTGTCGGTATCGACCGTACTCGCGACAGTCTTCTTAAGGCTATCGCCGTGGACGAAGATGACGGCACCTTCTCTATCGCTGTTGATGACCAGTGGTCTGTTCGTCAGGGCAAAATCGGCTGGTACGGTGGTCTTGAAGAAGGCCGCGTGTGTATCGACGACCGCGCTCTTGTCGGGAAGATTATCTAATCAGTTTCCACATTTAACCAAAAGAGGGCTGGGTTTCCAGCCCTCTTTTTTTGTGGAATAAAGACTACTTTAACCTATAATATTAATATGAAACATTATGCAGATGGAAAAGTCCGTGGAGAAACGGAGCGCATCAGACAACTTGAACAAGTTTATGGTATAGATAAGACAAGTCCATATGGGACGAATTATGGGCCAATTTTTGAAGAAAAGATAAATAAGATAGAGGGAAAGGATACTGATTCCCCTCACGAAAGAGAAATGAAGACCCTGAAGAAATTAAATAGCATGGCCCTGAAGGCTGGGGTAATTGTTGCGGCGAATGTGGAAGAACAAAGGAGACATTTGAGGGACGGCTTCAGGGCGTATCAGTCTCAAAATCCTCCAAACTATTTCGAAGGAAAGGCCAAGGAAAGTAAGATGGACATGCGGAAGAAGAGCAGCAAGAAGGTTCTCGAAAGCTTGGACTACGCTCGAACCAAATCTGTATTTGAAAAGGAATATCCTACAGACACCCCAGAGTCTTTCAAGAAACTGTTGAATACATATACCCTGTCTGACTTGCAGCACTTGGCCGCAAAGGCGGGCTTTAATCCATCTTTTGACAGGGGAAGAACAATTGAAACCTTGGTGGAAGAATTTTCTCAAGATTGGAAGCGGCGCTCTTCCCGTTAGTCGGAATTTGTTTTTATCGTAATCTATATTTTACGAAAACAGTGTAAAGAAGAGCATGGCAAATGAAATCGGCACGCTTGCAAGCGGAATATTTGTGTCGGAATTCGATTCTGATTCCACTATAACTTCTATTTCTTCTATATCAGGATGGCTCCAGCACAATATAGGGTTGCTGAATACCTATCTGTACACTGACTTTAGTGGTACGGACCCCGGCCTCGAGGACGAAGAAAATGCTATTTTCACCCAATTGTACTTGGCAGAATATTACAAGAAAATGTCAAGAAGCGCATTGCGCGGAGTCACGCAGGATTCGGGAAGTCTTGTAGAGGTTACAGAGGGAGACACTACCGTAAGATTCGCCAACAAGGGAGAAATCGGGAAAACCTATCGGGGGCTTTCGAGAGACTCTCATGATGAGGCAATGCGCCTTATCCATTCATACAATATGTATGAGGCTCGACCACGGCAAGTGGTTGGATATGAGGTCGGCACGGGAGCGGCGAGCTCTTAAGATTCTACAAGAATCAGGTTCCCGCTTGCGTCATATACCTCGTTGTTGTTAAGGAGGTATGCGTCATAGGGATATGCTCCTGATGCGTGTGAGCCACTAACCAGAACATTCGAGAAGGTGTCTTCTATCCCGCCGATTTGAGTTTCAAACACGAGGGTTGAGGTTTTATTCGAACCGATTGAGGACGAGAAGGATTCGCTTTGCAATACGGCCCCCTTGATATCCAGAGAAAATGCCGTCCCTCCTGTTGGGTCATTTATAGAAAGGCTTATGTCGAATTCTTCCGTGCTATTCAAAATCTCTGCGACATTTGCCGCTTGGACATCTCCAACAATCGCCTCAATTGTTCCTTGAGAGTTGATTGGTGTTTGAATAGCGCGAGTGTAAGCGTAATTTCTTCCCAGCTTCGATAATGCATCTCGAGACAGGGGAATGTTAAGGCTGAAGCTCTGAACATGAAGCCCTGTAGATGGGTCAAGATTGGAAATCGAGCCAGTAGTCGGAGAAATGGTCAACAAGCAATCTCCGGGCCTTAGCGCGCCGGGAATCGCCGCTCCTGTAAGAGGAGAAGGGTTAGGAAGAATGGCCGTTGTGTTATATGGGTTTCCGTCGAGGTCATACGCTGGATTATTAACCTGCTGGGAGCCTGTCATTGTGGAAGACAGGATGTTGGAGGCCTCGAAGGAAACGGAAACGGTAGGGATACTTCCCACGGAAACTTCCAAGGTATAATCCGTCGGATAGGCATTACCGATGGCAACGTAGGGGTATAATCCAGTATTAGAGTTAATATCCTCTCCCTCTGGCGAAGTCAACAGGTACAAATTAACCCCATCTTCATCGCGCGGGAGAAACCTAAGAAAGCCGAGCGCAGAGCCTGTATCTCTGACGTAAAAACCCATCCCCTTTTCGTTGTAGCCATCAGTAAGATAATATGAAAAATCCGCATTAACTACGGGGTCTTCAAGGCTCAGTACCCCGATTCGAGACAGTTGTCCATATTGATTTATATCCTGCCGAGATACTGAAAAGCCATAATTAAATGATTGAATACGAGAAAGCTGAATGTGTTCATCAACGCTGTTGGACTGGGCGAATTGGCTAATATATAGCGCTTCGCTTTGGTATATTATTCTATTCCTAGCCATAAGAGATAAAAAAAGGGGGCCGAAGCCCCCTTAAGGTAAAGGGCTATGCCCAAAGGGCGTCACTATTGGACCCGCTAACAAGGATGTTGTGAGCCGTATCGTTCGGGCCGCCGATTTGAGCAGTGAAGGTCAAATCAACAGACTTATTCGAACCGATTGCAGAACTATAAGACTCGTCCTGAAGAACACATCCCTTAAGGGTGACAAGGAGACCTGTGCCGCCGTCAGGGTCTTTCAGGGTCATTGTAATGTTGCGCTCGGTTTCATCATCAAGAAGGTCGACAAGGTTCTTTTCGTCGATTTCATTAACAATAGCATTTACCGAAAGAGTCGCGGTAACAGGGAAATCAACGGAACGAGCGTAAGCGAATCTGCTTCCCAGCTTTTCAAGAGATGAACGAGAAAGAGGAAGGGAGAGGGAAACACTTTGAACGTGGGCCCCATTTGCGCCGCCAAGAGTAACAATCTGTCCAGTAGTATCGGTTTCAAAGTCACCAAAGCTCAGAACGATGTCTCCGGGGCGAAGGGCAGAAATGACGCTTGCGCCTGTACCAGCTTCTGCGTCAGGCAGAACAACTGGGTCATCCAATGATGTTCCGCTTTGAGGAAGAACGGCAGGGTGGTTAATTGAAGCTGCTCCAGTGTCAGAGCGGATGTTAAGGGCTTCAATCGACACAGAAGCGGTCGGTATGGAGCCAACAGCGGCTTCAAGGGTATAGTCGGACAAGAAACCGTTGCCAATACCAATAACCGACTCTGTGTTGGCAAGGGCTTGACCATTGAGGTCTTCGCCTTCTGGGGCGGTAACGATGAAGAAGTTACGTCCAGATTCATTGGTCATATGGCCAGATGCAAAGCCTCCTTGCGCGGCAGCGCCAGTTTGGACATAGAAACCAAGGGCGCGTTCGTTGCGGCCATCGGTCACATAGTAAGAAAAATCAAAAGAAACAGTAGGAGATTCGAGCACCAAAGAGTCAATTCGAGCCAATTGACCAAATTGGTTGATGTCTTGTCTCGATACGGAGAACGAATAATTGGCGGATTGAACACGACGAAGCTGTTCGTGGTCAATAGCGCCAGTTGAATCGTATTGCTTGCTCACCCAGAGGGCTTCACTTTGGTAAATTACGCGATTTCTTGACATTATTTATTTGGTTGAAATTCTTCTGTTTTTACATTGAAATGCAAACTATGTGAAATTATAGCCTTGGAAATCTATGAGTGTAGATATCGAAATCCAAAAACCCTACGAATAAATCGGTTTGTAAGGCCTTTTTGGAGCGGTCTGAGAGTTTCGACGCAAAGACTCTGTCGATATAAAATAATCCGTTGCCCGATGCGGCGGCTAGGCCCGTATAGTTGTACGGTGGGTCTTTAAGGTCTCCCCATTCATTGGTTGGGTCCGCTTCAAATGGCAAAATCTTAAAGGTTTCATTTCTGGCGTCAGAGAAAATACTCAATACTCCGTCTAGTTTATATACGTCATCGGAAAGAATCACCGCCTTGATTGATGTTCTTGTTTTGTCTTCTCCCCCGAAGGCAAATGGGTCATTCTGGGAGGTTTCCATATTAACAAAAATTGCGGGGACGGTATAATCGTAAGGGTCTACTTTAGTGTTGGAAGATGGGAAGGACGAGGTCGGTTTATATTTTCGCTCTACAATCAAATCTTCTTCCGTTTCGTTCACATAATAGATGTTGAAGTCCTTAACGGCGAAAGACCCTGTAATGACACCAGAGGAGGCAATTCCAGTTGTGATAACTCGTCCGTTGGCATAATCAATGTTAAAGCCCGACCCTCTTGGGGTCCATACCGAATCAACGTAAGCTCCGCTGAATATGTTCGCCCCCGTGATAGAAGAGTCGTTGACGAACTGCTTGTATGCACTTCCAAAAACTTCGTGAGAGCTTGGAACTCGAGGGTCAGAATAATTGAAAAATTGACCTGTGGTATTGTAGTATGCCTCTCCCTTGTCTAGGAGATAATGGTCGGCCCAAAGCATAAAGCTGGTAGATAGTGAATGGTGAAATGTGGGCTTCATAAGGATTTGATAATTTTGGTATATTTGTTGAGTAGGGCGGAAATATATTGTACGTTTTTAAACTTTACATTACCAAGCGTCTGTTGGGAAGATTGTATACCTCCCCCAGAGCGGCCAAGGCCCCGCTTGCTAATGTACCACCCGAGTCCGGAAATGCCGCTTTCAATGCCATGAGCCCAACTTCGTCCTTCTGCCCAAGGCATAGGGGTAATGGAGAAAATCTCGTCAGCGGTCGGGATAAACGCCCTGCTGTATATTCCTGTGGCAGTGATTTTATCAAAGACGATTTCGCTGGACTGAAGAGCCTTCAAGATAGGCTGAACAGGGTCGTCGCCTTCTTCAAACCCAATAAAAGAAAACAGGTTGCCTCTGCCCCTGAGTGTCCCGCTTATGTTTGGAGCGTTTGGTCCCGCCATAATTTCTTGGGTAATGGGATGACTTAAAAACTCTGCAATCATTTGGTTGCGAATACTGAGAAAAGCTCTGCTTGTTTCCGTTCTTAGTTCTGCAACGAATAAGTGTGGGGCCGCCGCGCGGACTCCCTTTTTGATAATTGGAATGTTTCTATCAGGCACTTTCGTCGATTGGTGTTAAGAATATGGAATAATATTCCGGAGAAAACGGGCCGATGGGCAGTCCATCCGATATTATATTGTAACGGACGCCGTTGAATTCTATTCTTTTAGCTTCTTTTATAAAATCAAAATCATCAGAAGTCACCTTGATTCTTATGCTTCCTTTTGGGATTGTAATCTTCATTTGAGAGTTTACTTCGCTTGAGGTAAAATAATCCTCTTCGCTGGACAAATATTTTATTCGTGCGCCAACTGAGCGGGAGACCGAGGTTTTTGTGATTGAAAGGGGCGTGCTCCCGCCAGAACCGTAGATTGAATTATAGGATGGGGTCATGGCCGTAATGGTATTTTCCGAATCCTTGTAAACGGTAATGGTCTGTTTCAACGTCTCGTGAACATTGTCAAAAATCTCAGAAATTTGGGTTCTTACGGAAGAAGATAAATAATCCATGTGAATTTTTACACCGTAAGTGTATTATATGTAAGGAATAAGGTTATGGACGCTCAGAATTTTTTGGCTGATAAATCAGATAGGGCCTTGCGGTCGCTGTTCAAAGGATTTTTAATTATACTGGAAGACATCCACAGGGAGCATAATATTAATTTTGAAAAATTAAGAAACGCTTTGCCAGAGGATGAAGACCTGATAGATATGGCAGACTATTTCGATGACGAAAGGTTTTCCTCATATCGGAAGAAGGTTTTAGACTTAGGTAACGAAATTTTACGAGATTACCAATCTGAACTAGAAAATTTCCAAGTATCGTTTATATTTAAAAAGGATTAAGGATGAAAAAAGAAATATATAGTTATACAACGGGGAAAGGTAAAAAGAAGCGAGAGTTTGTTTTGCGCCGCCCAACTCGCCGACAAATGGAGGATGCAGATACTCAATACGCCGTGGAGATGTCTCAATGCGTGCGAAAGGGTATTCTAACCAAGAATATGTTGGCAAAGAAATACGAAGACAGCGGGGGTCTTCTCACTGAGGAAGCCGCGAAGCAATTGTCTGGCATGTACCATAAGCTCAATGAGCTTATTTCGGAACAAGCTAGGTTGCAAACTGTGAAGGCTCAAACAAAGGCCAATAAGGACCGTCTCCAATCGCTTGAAGAAGATATGGTCAAGGTACGCAGGGACATTGTCGAGGTTGAAAGCGCAAATCTTAGCCTTTTCAGTAATACCGCCGAATCAAGGGCCCAAAACAAGATTTTGATTTGGTACGTCACTCATCTTTTGCATGAAAAGATTGCGGGAGAGTGGTTGCCGTTTTTCGATGGAATTGATTTCGTTGATAAGCTGGAACAATATTACGAGCGCGAAGATGAAGAAGATAATGAAGAGTATATCGACATTATGCAACGCGCGGGGACAGTAATCGCGTTCTGGTATTTCAATCAGGGACTTTCTCAGGAAAAGTTTGATTTGGCCCTCAAGGAGTTCCTAGCAGAGCACGGGGAAAAGGCTGACAAGGGCGAAGAAGAAGGCGAAAAGGAGTCTGAAAGCGTCGATGAATAATGCACGACGAAGATAGATTCTATATTGATTTGGTTGGTCAAATTATAGACGGCTTCGCTACTTTTGAGTGGCGGGGCCGTTCTCTTTTTATCAAGCATCACGATTTTCGTCAGCAAGCTGAGATTCCGAGATTTTTTCAGAAATTCAAAAAGGAGGCCGTGGCTCAAGGCATTCCCACTGAAGAAGAGGCTATCAAGGAAGCCGTGTCTCGCGGGGATTGGTCAGATAAGGATGAATCCTTCTTTAAGGAGCAAAACCAGAAAATCGTTGCCCTGACAAAGGCCGCCCAGCACATGAAAATTCCTAGCCAGCGGGAACAGCAAATGAAAATCATCCAAGAGTATAAGGATAAGCTTACGAAAAAGAAAGAAGAGAGAGAGGCCATTTTGGAGTATACTGCTGAAGGCGTGGCGTATCAGAAAACTCATAACAGATTTATGGAAGGAATTCTGTTTAAAGACCCCGAATTCTTAACTCCATTTGTAGAGGGAGAAGACTGTTCCTCTCAGGAGTTTGCGGAGGTTCGGAATATGCAAACGAAGGTTTACAATGCGTACAACGACGAAAATATTTCTCATGCTGTTTTAAGAGATTTCTTTTCGTCATTCATGCCGTTCTCAGAAAGCCCTATGGACTTTATCGGGAAGCCTATTGTCAAGATGACGGTTTTTCAGGTGAAGCTTATTTCATTTTCGAAACTGTTCTTCAATATTCTTAAAAATCATACGGATATTCCGGAGGTTATACGAAAAGACCCTGATGCCATTATCCAATATATCGAGGCGCAAAGTATGGATGAAAGGAGCCAGAGAAATAGGCCGTCTCGACCTGCTCAAAAACAGCCTTCAGATAAGGGGGCTTCAACCTATTTTGGAGCAAACAAGGAAGACATCAAGAAAATGGCGGGGAAGGGAGAAAAGGTGGTTTCCCTCCATGACCAGTTGAAAAAACATGGAGGAAGCATGAACATGGAGCAAATGATGCGCATGACAGGAGATATTGATTAAAATATTATTTTCTTCCATTTTCTTCAACCATTGTGGGCGATAGATAATTTGCGCAAAAGCGATAAAGAACTATGATTTCCTGTGTAATTACCTGTAAAGGTACTGGTAATGGCAGGAATCGGAACAAAACATATTGGACTTGAAGCAAGGGTAACGATTGATAACCGCAGTCTTGAACAGGCTGCACGCAGGGTTTCTAATCGTATGCGCTCGTCCGTAACGATTGACGGTCGACAAATCGAGGGTATCTCGCGCCCCCTTGGTAAAATTACGGGTCAGGCCGACGAATTTACCAAGTCCCTTGCCGCTTCTAACGCTCGTGTTATTGCCTTCGGCGCTTCCGTGGCAATTATTAATGGTGTTTCTGACGCCTTTAAGTCCCTATTGGTCACAACGGCTAAAGTAGAAAAGACCTTTGCTGATATTAACATTGTGCTGAATGCCAGCCAGAAAGACCTAAAAAGGTTTGGGGATGGAATTTTTGATGTAGCAAGAAACACTGCCCAAAGCTTTGACACTGTGGCTCAAGGAGCCTTGGAGTTCGCTCGTCAGGGCTTGAGCATGGAAGAGTCTTTGAAGCGTATCAATGACGCTTTGATTCTCACTCGTCTTACTGGCTTAGATGTAACGGAGTCTGTTGAAGGTTTGACTGCTGCGGTAAATACCTTTAAGAAGGAAGGGATAACTACTGGAGAAGTTATCAACAAGCTTGCTGAACTTGACATTGCTTTCGCTGTTAGTTCAGAGGATTTGATTAAGGGTCTCGAGCGCGCTGGTGGTTCTGCTGGTCAAGCTCGGGTATCGTTTGAGGAGCTGGCCTCTATGATTGCGGTTGTTCAGGAACGTACCGCTCGCGGAGGTTCTGTTATCGGTAATGCCCTTCGAACTATTTTCGCAAGACTACAAGGTTCGGAGGCGATTAACGCCGTTGAAGCAATTGGGGTCGCCGTAAGAGACGCCGAAGGGAATTTTCGTTCGACAACAGCCGTTCTTGAGGATTTGTCGAGAGAGTTTAAAAATTTAGATGATGTCACTCAGGCCGACATTATCCAAAAAGTGGCGGGCAAGCGCCAGCGAGAAACTCTTATCGCTCTTTTC